GTTGCGCCACCTGCGCCCTGCCTAAATGGAGCAACTGCTAATGTATGATTAGCAACCTCACTAAAACTATAACTGGTTACTGGCATATGGATACGATTTTGACCGCTAGCTGCTACCTTTGTGCCAAACGTAGACTCAGTACCTATAATAACATTAGTCTGTTGACTGGTTTGGAATCCTGAACTTTTAGCCATTATTTTTCCTCACTTTTAATTCTTTTTGTTTCTAATACCTTTAATAAGTTTTTTGGTAGTGGAAGTAAAGACTTTGAAACTTCGCATTCCATGCCTGCTAGTAATTTAAGATGCGTACTGGCCTTACCTAGTCCAATAAAATTCTTACTATCTTCAAGTTTCTTATATTCTTCTTTAGCTTTTACAATCATACTAACTCCAATGTTTGACATGTAAATGTTGTGATACTTCTAATTTTGTCACCTTCCTGCTCATACTCAACGCTACCTACGCTTCCATTACGAAACTGATTTTCGCCACTAACGCTAAATGTATTGTTGTTGAATAACAACCTTTTTAATCTTTCTGTTATACTCATCACCTGCTTAAATGAATTTTTTGTTATATTATTACTTAAATCTAATTCGTATTGTATGTTTACAGTCACTTCTCTTATTTGTCCATGTGAAAGCGTGTCAAGTACCTCATCGGTAGCAGGTTGTAAAAGAAAACTCTGATTGCCTTGATGTTCATCATAAAATATCTGTATCCCAAATTCATTTGCAATAATACTATTAAGGTTATCAATAACTCTATCAAAGATGACATTCTCAAAAGTGATTGCCATCATTTATACCTTTAAGGATGACATCATCTATAAATCTGCCCACTGCGCACAGTTCCCATTTGTATATCATCAGATTGAAAAGTTATGGACCACTCATCGTTTAATGTAAAAACACCTGCTTGAAATCTTATTAGTGCGCCATATGCAAGTGCTTGGTAATCTCCATTAATCACTTCAGCATCTACTGATTTATGCCTACGTAAACCAGTATCGTCTTTTGTAAACACATCATACTTAACTGTGCTTGCAGTTCCAGGAGAAAATGTACCTGCTGTGCTGATTACAACGCGAACCTCATCATAATCAGTGCTTGGTGGTCCAAACATTTTAATATCTTCTATATATCCAGTGGTTGACCCATTGACGCTTATTTCTCTAATAACACCAGATTCACTGCGAAATGATGTTTCATTCCACATAACATAATCGCGTCTTTTTAGCTTTACTAATAATCCATCTTCACCAAGTACGCGCTCTTCAAGCTCGTCTGCTTTCTCTGGGTCTTGGCTGCGCACTAAGTCAGCGCAGGCCAGTAATGCATTGCAACGAATTACGATGAAATCATATGGCCTATCACTAGCTCCTTGGTAATTTGAGTTACCGCGCTTGTATATTGGTCTATTTAAATAACTGCGCATATGATCTGCCTGTTCTTTTACGACACGATTCTTGAGGTCTTCCCAATCCTGACCTGCTTCAAATACGCTAGAGTTAAGTGCAGATACTGAGCTAGATGATAAAAAGAAATCAACAGAATCAGTTGACTCAGAATATTTAAACTCGTTATCTGCGTTTGGAGTATCGGTAACCTTAGTCATTTCTACTCCATCCTTGTATAAATTTTCTATATATCCAGTATTGCTTAATCTATATAGATTGGAACTAGGACTGGACCAATTAGACATTAACACTCTCTTACGATCATAACGATCAATGTCGCTAACAATCGCTTGTAAATCTGTGGTTATATTACAAAATGCTGTTAGGTAACTCATGCTTGTGCTATCTCACTTATATTACTATTAGTAGGTAATATGGTGACATCGGGTACATCAGCGCATATAATCAGCGCAATAATCGTAGCCAGTGTCACGTCCACATCGTTGCGTGGGTCTTCAAGGTTTTTAGCTAGTTCTTTTAGTTCAAACATTAAATGAATTAACTTATCTATTCGTTCTGCTTCATCCATATTTCTGTACTATTTCACAGTATTTCTCTGGAGTACCGCGGCCTTTAGCGGTATTATAATAGACCTTCCATTGTGTTGCCTGTTCTTCTAAAGTTCTAGGCAGCTTCTTAGGTATTCTGCGTAGATGTAATCTGCAAAATACTATTTGAGCTGCTATGTTCGTAGTAAGAATATACTCCCAGTCTTTTTCTTTTGGAGCAGTAAAATGCGACCAATCTAAATAACAAGCACTAGCAACTGCCTTCATTAAGTCTTGGCGATACTGTAAATAGTTTTCAATTATATCTACCGCTACCCAAGGTTCACACTGATACACACCGCGAGCTGGGCCTTTTATCTGCTCCAAATAAACATACTTTGATTCTACCAAACCTATGTTATAAATGAACTCTGCTGCTTCAGAAGAATATAGGTCTATCTTCTGCAAGACACGCTTGATGAGTCCTTTCATTTGGTCTGGATTAATCATTTGCGCTTCATCCTACGCTTCATCTTATTCTTCTTCTTTTTACCTTTCTTCTTTTTCTTTCCATAATGGTATGGCATCATGCGCTCCTTACTTTACTTCTTGTTCTTTTACTATACCTTGCGCGTTGCTTGCCTTTCTTGTTTGCAGCGCGCTTTAGCCTATTCTCATAAGCTCTCTGTGATTTTGTTAATCCTTTGCGGACACTAGCAGGTAAGTACCTACCGCGTTTTCTACGTGGTTTTTTCTCATCGCCTTTTGTGACGTAGCCCCATTTTTGCTTTGTCCATTTACGTAAACTTTTCTGTGACTTCTTTAACGCCATTATCTGTATCCACCGCCTGCACGTTTATATGCCAAGGCTAACATCTGACTTTTTCTGGCAGACCAGGTTCCACTCCTGCCGCCCTTGTTACCAGCCTTGATTCTATAAAATAATCTTTTTCTTAATGCAGGCTTTGTGTAATTGCCTGCTTCGTTGACTCTTGATTTACTTCTTTTCTTCTTCTTCATTTACCCACCTTCCTCATAGCACTTGTATGTGATTGACCAAAGGTTGCTCCTTTGCGCATTGCAGACACCATAGCTCGTAAATGTTTTGCAGTGTGATGTCTTGCATGTCTGCGCATTGCAGCTACCTGACGTTTACTTAATCCTGTTACACTAACACCTTTTACTTTCATTACCATTTCACCTTATTTGCCCAAAAGGCTGCGCTCATGCGACCTTTCGCAATGTTCTTAGCATGTCTCGCCTTGAACGATCTGCGCTTTGCCTTCATCCTTGCTGATTCACCTTTACGTGGTTTACCTGCGGTTTTAGCACCTTGCTGACCAAAGCGTATTAATTTATATCTGTTACCAGACTTTGCCATCACTACATGTGACTTAGTCTTATGTCCAGGAGTACGCTTTGGCTTATTCACCCCGCGCAGGCCTAACCTGCGCATGGTTGCTTTGACTCTTGCAGGTACTGCCACTATAATCCTATTTTTTTAAGTAGCACGCCTTTAATTACTTTCCAGAGTGCTTCTAAGATTGCTTTTTCGGTTTTCTCCGAAATAATAGGTATGTCTACTGCGCGGTTAATTTCATCAATGATTTCTTCACCAGTTTTGTCGGATAGTAATTCATCCGCTATCATTTTCATTAACATGTTATTTTCCTTTTTTTATATTCATTACTAATAAAATAATCGATAACAACGCCACGACAACCTGCAAAAGCTCGTGAACCTGCGTAAGTCCAATGGCGTAATTACTAAAACTAATTGCTGCTACTTTTAAACTATCCATTAATGCCTGCCATTGATTCTACTTAAAGAACCTTTTACTTCTGATATTTGATTGTCTAGGTCGTTGACCTCTTTGGTAAGCGCATCAAATTTGCGATCCAGTTTATCATCGGATTGATTCCATCTGTTAATAAGTTTTATTACCATGCCTTCCATATTCTCAAGTGTCTCACTCTGTCCTTTGTTTTCAATTTTTAAATTCTCTAACGCGTCTTGCTGCGCTTCGCTTTTTTTAGATAATGACATAACTAGGTATACAAACATAACACCTACTACGCCTATCATTCCTGCTTCGCCATATACTGCCATAAAATCCATATTATTTCCGCTTTTTCTTACCCCAACTTAATGGGTTTAGGTTTAATTCTTTCTCGTAAAATTTCACTTTTTCTGCCAACTCTTCTCGTTCAATCCGCTCTTCCACGATATGTTTGCTAAGTAAATTCCCAATTTGTTCATCCGCAGAAGCCACTTTATTTTCCAACGCCTTAATGCGACTTTCAATCTGCCAGTACCCATAGACAAGACAGGCAATGAGAAAACAAATTTGACCCAGCCATTTAAGATTAATGCTAACAATGGCATTATCATCAAGAATAGCAGTCCTGTAACTTCTAGCGGTATTTGGTTTTTCACTCACTTCACCTCCCAACCACAGACAGACCAGCCAGAGTCACACGCTGTCAATAAAAACAAAATTAACAGAAATATTATAACTTGTCGAAATTTCATAATCTACTTCATAATCTATTTTCATAATACCATCCACCATGCTATAGCAGTTTCTACAAATATATCCGATAAGGTATTGTACAACCATCGTTCCTTTGTACCATAAGGCTTGTAATTCTCTATATACCACTCGAAAACTTCCCAAGCTATACCAACTATCAATACGCCTAAAACGCACCATAAATCAGACCATCCACACCATTGGAATATTTTACAAAGAAATGCGCCTGCTGCGAGATGATATGCGGTCCACCCATCAAGTTGCGCTGTGCGTTGTTGCCACGCTACTAATTTTGCTAAAGGACTATTCATCGATTGACTACCTTGTTTTCAATAATTTTATGTTTTACAATATCGATACGCCCATGATTATCTGAATCTTTTAAAGAGTTGCACTGTTTCACGTACTCTTCTTCAATAGTTTTGAAGCTGTCTGATCTTTTGATTATCTCTTCACCTACGCGTAAAAAATACTTTTTACTACTAGGATAGGTTAACGAGAATATCGTGCCATCATTGAGCTTTAAATTTTTAATCATACCTTGCTTATTATTCAAGTGGATCACAACATCATTATCATGGGCGCATCTAATTATCATTAGTCGTTCTCATCTCCTGGATCATGTGGAGAGTGATCTTTACTACTCTTTAACGACTCTTTCAACATCTTAACAAATGCATCGTGACCTACTCTAAGTTGGTCTGCAATAAAACCATTAGATGCCTGTTTGTTTTGTATGTCGTTTATATGATTTACCATCATCTTCTGTTCATCAGTCATATCTTCGATAACATACTCTTTGTCATCAAGATTCAAGACTGGCTTTTCTTTTTTGTCTTTAGCCATTTCGTGACTCCTTGTT